GATTCATCCCCTGCGCTTTTGCTGACGCCCGTCCCTTTGCGTTCAGGCCCCCCTTGGGGTCCTTCCCTTCTGCTCTTTGCCATGCAGGAGATTTAGCCATTTTGTTTCGGCCACGTAATGTTAAACGGGTCGGGCTGTTGGGTAATATCGCGTAATGCCTGACGATACGTTGCCCATGCTGTTTTGTCAACTGGCGCATCTGCTACCTGCGTCCAGTCTGAATCTTTAAGCATCTGGTTACGCTGGCTACGGATGGCGTTCCACTGGGTATCAACCCTTGCCTGAAGTTCTTCCGCCGTCAGCGGCTCTACGTTAACCAAGCAACACATTCCATCATGCAGATGCGGAGCAGCAGACACAAGTTTCTCGGTCTTGTAGTCGTGGTCCTTCCACACGGAAATAACGTAGTACCCCTGTTCCGCAATCCAATCCAGCATTGGCCCACGGTCACCAAACGATGTGTTGGGGAACCACTCTGTGTGGTCCTTGATGACGAGTTCTGAGTTGGCAAGTTGCATAGTTACCTCGTTGGAAACGCGGCTGTTGGTGCGGAAAAGTTAGTTGCACCGTATCGAGCGATTCCTTTTGTGACGCGCAGGTCTTGAATATAACCGGGAAATAGTTGTGTAGCGGCTTGTCCTGCACCAACTCTTGGTATTTCTCCGCCGTTGGCGCTGTTTGTTAAAGAGGTTGTATCTTGTAGTACGCCATTTATGTGCAAATACGCGGTATTCCCCGACCTAGTCCATGCTACATGGGTCCACGTGTCTACAGGGACGGCAAGTGCGGCTGTGTCAGGGCTATTTTGATTATTAACCTGCCAAACTAACCTGTTATTAGTACGCAAATAAAATTGATAACTTTCTGCACCGCCGCCCCAATTGCTAAATATGTTTTTTGATGTTGATGCACTAGATGTGTTATATATCCAAGCCTCTATTGTAAAATTGCCTATTCCAAATGAAAGGCCCGGACTGACTGGCATTGTCAAATAATCCGTAGTCCCATTGAACCTCATGCTCGTTGGCGACCACTTGTACTGAGTGATGCTTGTCTGTGCGCTTCCTACCGTTACTTCATTATTCTGGACCGCAGCGTCGTAGATTCCTGCGTTGGTGTAGTTGGTTAGTATGTTGGTGCTTGATGCCGCAAAACTTGTGTTGACGTTGGTTGTACTTGGATAACTCGCCGCGCTGGTTGAACCTGCCGTAGTCAATGGGGCTAATGTAGGTGGAGTGAATGTTCCTGTATAAACTGCAACTCCGTTAACTACACGCGCATTTGAAATATATCCTGTGTAATAATGGGTTGAACCAAAGTTTTGCCCAAATGTAAAAGTTCCAGTTGCAACATTCCTATTTGTTAGCGTTGTTGTACCAGTAAGAGTTTGCGATACGCCGTTAACATACAAAGTAATTGAATTTGAATTAACAGATGCAGCAAGGTGCGTCCAAGTGCTTAATGGAACAGTTGTGTTTCCGCTGCAACTTCTAACCCCACCATCATACCAATATAACTGAACTCGATTTGAAGAACCAATTCCAAAACTAATGTCGTTACTTGAAGTCGTTGGCGACATACTCCCCATGACTGCTGGAACATTCCCAGTCGGAGTCGCCGTAGGATAAATCCAACACTCAATAGTAAATGTGGTCGATGTTATTGGTATAACAACTGCGGAAGCAGTTAAATAATTTCCAGTTCCACCAAAATACCCACTCCCTCCATACAGCGCAGTAGTGTACGAATCGGTCGGTGAGAACGGTTGGAAAGCTTGAGCGCGGGGGGTGCCGTTGACTGTAATGGGTTTTGGAGGAGAACTATTGTCGATAAATCTATTGCTTTGAGAGGTAAGTAATACGGGGCTATTGGTTATTGTTGACGGCGCGGTAGGAACCGTCATCGTTGCTCCAGTATATAACTCTGCGGCTGTAATTTTTAAATTTGAAATGTAACCAACAAAACCAATAGTGGGTCCGGCCCTTGCTCCTATATACACTGTTGTTTTACTATTGGGTGCGCCTACGTTTGTTGGCCCCCCTACCCTACTTCCATTTAAATAAATACTCCAACTTGTGCCACTTGCGTTTTTTACACAAGCAATATAATTCCATGAATTTACTACAGGAGTTGCGGTTACATTCAAACCAGTTGTTTTTCCAAAAATAATAGTACCAGTTTGGTGATAAATCTGAAGGTCTCCAGTGACTCCGGTGCCCAATTCAAATATAATCAATTGAGATGTATAACTAGCAGCAAAAATCCAAAATTCTATTGTCTGTGCAGTTGAAATTGAATCAAACGACGAAGAAGTCGCACTTATATGGCTACTTCCATTAAACAAATTACTCCAATACCCGTTAGGCCAATACGGAGTGATTGAACCCTGCGTCGGTGTGCCGCTGCGAGTGATGGTAAAGTTGTTGGTACTGGAATCCAAGAACGTGTTGTTCTGCTGCCCGTTAGTGCTTGTGGTATTTAGCAATAGCGATACATACGGAAAAAATGGGTCCGTAGCAGCAACAACCCTTCTGCCTGATTTAGATGCAGCAAACATTATGTGTTTTCCATAAGTTTGCGATTGTCCCAGTATCTTTTTCTAGCCACAGCCATTTTTTGTTTTGTTTCTTCCGAATGTTTCTTGCCCGTCATCCGCCCCCCCTGCAATCCTGTCAAAGCGGCTGAAATTTTTTCACGGACATCCGGCCTACGCGAAGGGTTATCATCTCCAAACATCTTTTTTCTATGGTCACATAACCCTGCCGCCCATGCTTTTTTGTTACTTAAAGATTTTTTTTGTAGATTTTCTAAAGTAAACAAATGAGACATGTCTTTTGGAGCCATGGTTTTTCCGGCTGTTGTAAATTTGCCGTCGCCATTGTGCAAATTAAAAGACATCGTGTCTGATTTTGCGTTTAGCGCAACCAAGTATTTGTATTCCAATTCTCTAATGTAAGCCACTGGCCCAATCACCAATATTTCCCTTGTCCAATCCGATGGATTTTTTAAATACAAAGGTTTGACGTGACGCGACGAACAAATATAACCTTCGTTTGGTTTGCAGTTCTTTGCCGTTCTGCTTCCAACATACCATTTGCCCGTAGACTTTTGCGTTAACTTGTATAAGTAAGGCTGCATCACGTATACGCCTGCCCAATAGTGGTTCCAAACCAGCTACTGCCGTTCGAGAAGAATGAAAAAATATCTTTTCTAGCGGCAGTTGAAGTAAGCGTAGGAGGCGTACCAGAAGGCCAAGATACCGTAGACCAAGTTACAGTAAACCCACCATTTTGAGTAAGAATGATAATAAACGACTTGCCTGCCACAGCAGTTGGCATTGTGATTGTTGCTGTAGCGGACAACGTCAGGTTCTGAACCGTTCCGTTTGCCAAATCAATCGTGATTCCTGAACCAGTGTTAGCAGAGTGCAGCGTCTCAACGTAGTTCGTAACCGTTGGGTTGGTTAGCGTCTTGTTTGTCAGCGTGTCTGTTGTTGCTCTACCCACCAAAGTATCGGTGCTGGTTGGCAGCGTAAGCGTACCCGTATTAACGATTGTTGAGAAGTTTGGACTGGTCAACGTCAACGAACCAGATGCCGCCGCTATGGTCCCGGTTGCACTAACGGTAATCGTGCTGTCCTGAAGCGTTGCCCCGCCCGTCCCGCTAAATAACGCAATTGCACGGTCAGTAGACGATACCGGGCCGGTCATCGACCCCGCTTGAGCTAACAAAGACCAGTTGCCCGGTAACGATGGCGGTACAGTCGCGCTTGATGTTGCCACCGTACAGATGTAACTAGAACCAAGGTAGTAGACGTTGTCGTTTACTGAGTAGCTTGTACCACCAACAAAAGTGCCACGCCAAACAAATGATGTACCATTCGTACCGTTAGTGCCGTTGGTACCGTTTGTTCCGTTCGTTCCATTGGTTCCGGCAACAGCAACAGTTCCCCAGTACGCCGTTTGCGTAGCAGGATTCTGGTTTGTTCCGCTTTGGATTGAAATGTAGCTTGACCCGTTGTAGTAAACCAAATCGTTCACTACATACGCAGTCGCCCCAGACCAAGTACCCTTGTACGCAAAACCAGCCGAATACCCCAACAAGTTCCAAGTAGTAGAACCCGTGCCAATCTTGAATCGGTTGGTGTCAGTCTCAACCCCCATCTCACCGACAGAGAGCGTCGGATTGGCCGAAGTCCACTGCGACGCAGTTCCGTTTCTAAGTTGAATCTGAACAGCCATTATGGCGTCCCTCCGTCAATCGCGGTAATCCCGCCATAGTTGCTTGTTGGCGTTCCACCGTCAAGATTTGGACTGCCTCCTCCGCCTCCACCACTTTGTGTAACCCATGAAAGCGTACCAGCCCCATTGGTAGATAACACTTGTGCAGCAGAACCATCAATACTAGGAAGCGTCCAAGTCACGTTACTAGAAACCGTTGCAGGTGCTTTGAACGCTACATAGTTACTGCTGTCTGCATCAGCAAACCGCAACGCACCTTGAGTACCTAACTGTACGTTAGTACCATCCCAAGTAAAGTTGGCAGAACCACCAAACGAACCAGAACTATTAAACTGGATTTGCGTGTTTGAACCGCCCGGAGTCCCACCACCACCGCCAGAATATTGCGGAATGTTAAGCGTGGTGCCATCAAATGACGCTGCACCGCTTGTGCCCGTTGTAGTCAGCGTTATTGGAACTTGATAATCTGTTCCGGCTATAGCGTTTGCTAACGCGCCGCCAGAATTACCTTTGAGAATTGATGTGCCCGAAGGCGGTGCTAAATAATCAGTTCCAGCCACTGCCGCGCTAATGACTGTGCCGTTGCCCTTCAGAACCCCAGTAACAGTCGTAGTGAGCGTTATAGCCGGTGTTGTAGTGTCGGTAGCAACCGTTCCAGCAAAACCATTTGCAGAGACAACAGAAACTTGAGTAACCGACCCACCGCCAGTAACAGCAGACCAAGAAGTGTTTGTACCGTCAGTCTTGAGGTAGTAGTTTGTGTTGCCCGTCTGTGCTGGCAATAGCGCGTTTAGAGCCGCGTTTGCAGTGGTTTGGCCTGTGCCGCCGTTGGCAACATTAAGAAGCCCACCTAGCGTAATAACGCCAGCAGTCGTAACCGGACCACCGGATGTGGTTAGCCCGGTAGTACCCCCAGAAACATCAACTGACGTTACCGTGCCCGAACCACCACCCCCACCAGAGAAAGGCTCTGTGATTAGGACAACTGACATTACAACCCTTCGATGAAGGCTTTGGTCTTTGCCAGTAACGCTGCTTTGATACCTGCTACTTCCGCTTGTAGCGCCTCTGTTGCCGCTTGCGCCGTTGCTAAACTTTGAGCTTGTGCATTAGCCGCAGCAGTTGCTGCCTTGGCTTCTGACTCTGCCCGTTTAACGTCAGCTAACGAAATTTCGGCTTGAGATAACACAGCATCAGATTGGTCTTTCTGCGCTTTAGCTTGTGCAATCAGCGTATCGGCTTGACCCTGTGCATCGGCAAGAATACCGGCAGCATCTGCTTGAGCATCACCAACAATACTCATAGCTAGCGTTTTTGCATCTGCTACAGCTTGTGCTGCTGCTGCGCGGTCTGCGTCTGCTTGCGTTCGAATAGCCACAATCTCAGAGACAGGGCCGACCAACTCCACATACTTTTTGTTTTCAGCAGTGGCTTCAGTCAGCGCCTTGAGCTTGTCCGCATAAACAGTCGGGTCAGCAAGCAGCGTCGATAGCAGGTCAAGCGTCGAGTTAGATCCGTCAATGCTTGTTGCAATCATGCTAACCCGCCTCCACCACCTTGGATGATGGTCA